AATTTAAATTTGCGGAATATTTATCATTTATTTATTTGTAAATATATTTTTGAACTAGAATTAAAAAATGACATAAAAATAAATATATTAATTAAAGATAATGACAGAAACAAAGAGTTTGTTAAATTATACAAAAGAACCATTTGATGAATGTGGAAAAGTTCTTACATCTCTTTCTAAACCAAAGATAAGTAAATTGATAATGACTAAATATGAATTTGATGCTATTATTTCTTTAAGAACAACACAAATATCAATGGGTGCTATTCCATTCGTTGAAATAAATGAAGAAATAAAATCAAATATTGATTTGAGAAAGGTAGCAATTCAAGAATTAAAAGAAAATAAAATACCTTTTATTATTAAAAGACCATTGCCAAATAATAAATATGAATATATCCGTATAAAAGATTTAAGTTTATCAGCTGTAAAATATATGATAGAACTTTAAGACGTATTTTTTTCATTCTTAAAGATATTACCACAATTATCACAAACATATAAATATTTCATTTGTGTTGGATGATATTTAATAGGAATAATAACTCTCTTTTCATCAGGAATATCACATTTAGTACATTTTATTTCATTATCTTTAATTCTTCTTAAAGAAGGGTCAAAACGTAAATAAATATTATTATATTGATTATAAAATAAATCATCATCTGTATAAACCATTTCACTTACTTTTATAGGTTTTGATGTTTCTTCTTCTTTTTCAAATCCACAATGACGACAATATTTAATTAATTTTGGATTATATACATTTATTTCCTTTTCTTTATCATTCGTATATTTAGCAGGACATTCACTACTCTTAATATAAATCATATTAGAACATACCTCACAAAATTCCATCTTCTTTATTTAATGATTATATTTAATTCTAATCATTTTTTTATATGAGTATTTGACATAAAAATGCTTCTATATACATTGGTTCTCTACATCTATTAGTATTATTAAGTAATTCATCCAATTTTACACTAATCTCAATTATTTTTTTATAATTTTTCTTATCTATTTTTAATAAATCTTCTACTATCTCACATATCCCTATATTATATTGACAATATTTATATGATAATTGACGAATATCATATAAAGAATATTTTGATTTAAGGAATGTTCTTAATGGTGGATAATGTAAATTACAAAAATCATCATCTACCAATAATGGTTCAAATTTCTCCGTTTGTGATATGAAAATATTAAATATTATATTTCTATTATTTATTAAATTCTTATTCAATTCTATTTTAAAATATTTATTATATATCAATTCTATCTCCTCCGTTTTAAATAATCTTAAACGAAATAAGAAAAAACGACTTTTTATTGGTGTCTCTATCTTATTAATTTTATTCGTATAACATATGAAATAACAATTATTATAATATCTCTCTAATATTATACGAAAAGCAAAAAAATTTTCATTTAATTTATCTATATTCTTTATAATTATAAGATGTTTTTCCGTATTTATTGATTTCGTCTTAATTATAAATAATAACATATCATTTAGATTATTTAATTTTCTTGGCATATTAGGATTATCCAAATCTATCTCAAAAAAATACTGATTTTCATTATATATTATCGTTTTATTCCATATTATCTCCTTTCTATATATTTGTTTTATATTAAATTTCTTCTTTATTATCTCATCTATAAATAAATCTATCGGAAATCCTATATATGAATAAAATAATAAATTTTGATTAAAATATATTGAATAATTTAATATTTTTTTATATTCTTCTATTTCATTTATTATTTCTCCAAAATTTATCTGAAATTTATTCCATAATGTCATTTATTTTTTATTATAATTATAATAATTAAATATAGAAATGTTAAATTTAAATACAGAAGATATTAATTCTATTAGTAATACTATCGGAACTTTAATCTTTTTTATTATTATTATTATTGGTATTTTCATTATTATTGATGAAATTTTTAATTTATCCAAATTTTGTTTTAAATATACCTATCTCTACAATTATGGCAAATTAAATGAAAATATTTGTAAAAATGATATTATCGAATTCGAAACAGCAAGATATAGAATTCATAATGAATTGAATAAATATAAATTAGAAAAAGATTTATTTAATAAAAATTGGTTCAATTATGTCGTCTTCATTTCTATCTTATTATTATCTATTCTTATGTGTTTCGCATTTGGATATATCTTTTATCATCTATTCATTTTTAATAATTTTGATTGTAATTTTGATACCGCTAATCTATCTTTTTTTAATAAAATTTTAAAATGTTTAGGTCATACAAATTATATTCCCAATTGTTCCTTTAATTATTTTATATTATTTTCTATTATCATCATCTATCCATTAATATTTATCTCTAAATTTTTATTTAATATCGATTATTCTTATGATAATAATGACACTTATACTAAATTATTTCATCTATTTATCTTAATCAGTCTATTTTATTATATTTATATTTTAATATATATTAAAAATGATGATAATGATTATCTAAATTTAACTAAAATTGGTATTTTTATTTGTTTTATTATTGTCTTCCTTGTCATTAATTTTATTTTTAATAAATCATATAATGATTATTATAATATTAATAAAGGAACTAATATTTATTCAAGAGATAAAACACTCATTAATATTCTAAATAAATATTTCCATTTTGCTAAGGTTGATGATGTTAATTTTAATGATGACGATTTTAGAGATATTAATTTTTTTGAAATATATAAACAAGAAGAACCAATAAAACCAACACCAATTGAAAAACCTATTGAATTAGAAAATTTTAAATTTTGCAATGAAACAGATTTTTCAAATACTAGTAATTTATATTGTAATAGATATAATAATAAAAAAGAAGAATATAAACAAATTAAAAATAAAATTAATGATTATTATATTAATAAAAAACAATACGAAAAAGATTTGAATATATATAATTTAAAATATAATATATATAAAAATAATAAAATAGAATTTCCCGATTTTGTTTCAATATTAAATTATTTATTACCTAAATTATTAGGTGTTAATAATATTACTCATATAATTTTATTTGTTTGTTTATTAATTTTCCTATTTTATTATAATTTCTTAAAAACAAATAATAAATTAAAAGAAGCAAATTATATATATAATACTATTATTATTTATATTATATCTTTATTATCTATCTTGATTTTAAGTAATTCTATTTTAACTTATAATACTTATATTAATAAATATTTAATATATGAACCAATTGCTTATTATAAAGAAGAATTATTTAATATTAATGTTTTATTTAATATTCTTTTAAATAAAGATACTAACAAAACAATATCTAATAATTATATTGATATATATAATTATATAAGTTCTAAAAAATTAACATCATTTAATTCTGATAAAAATACTACAAATAATTTTAATGATATTATAAAAGATATTGAAGATGATAAAAATATATCTGGGAATACTGTTAATAATGATGATGCTATATTAAATAAAATTCGTAAAACAATTTTAAATATAATAATATCTGATTTGATTAAAGTTGATAAAGATACAAATATATTTGATGCAACACCATCTCAAAATCCATATATAAATTTATATAAAACATTTTTTTATAGTTCTTCTAGTTATAAATATACTACATATTTATCAACTAGTGACAATTTAATAACTTATACAACAACATCTTCTTTTAATAACGATTTAAAAACATTTTTTTTAATAATTAAAAATATATTTGTTGAAGATAAAAAATATTTTGATAAACATATACAAAAATTAAAAAATAATCTTAAATATATAATTTATAAAGATAATAATAGATTTGGTCAAGATTTTAGTACTCTAACTGATATTAATTATTATAATAATTTTTTAATTGATGATGTTTCTAATGAAAAATTATTAGAAATAGATACTACATTAAATAATGAGAATACAAAATTATATTTATATAATTTAAATTATATAAATGATATATTTGATTATTATAAAAATTTCTTAGAAGAATTTAGAATTTTAATAATTGAATTATTTAATTCAACAGAAGTTAATTGTAATAATAATGATGATGTTATAAATATTAATAGTAAATTAATTACTTATCTTAATAAAATAATATATAATAATATAGGTGATCCAAGAATAAATAAATTTGTATTAACAGAAACTAATTATATTTTTAAAGATAATAATAATCAAGACCCTAAAAAAAAAGAAGTAAATATTGAAATTTACAAAAAAATTCTTGAAGCTACAATTAATAAAATAAATAAAATATTTAGACAAAATTTGAATAAAATTAAAGCAATTTATAATTTAAAATTTGATACAACAGAAGAAACAAGTTCAAATAATTTAGAAAAAAATATAATAAGTAATTATAATTTCTTTAATAAAGAAACAAAAAAACATTTATCTCAAAATTTATTAAAAAAATCAATAAATATTAATAAAGATGATATTAATAAATATGATAATTATGATAGTGAAAGATTATTAAAATTAAATTTAAGTATAAATAATGTTGGTTGGTCTTTTGTAATTATTATGATTATAATTGCTATATTTTTAATGGAACCAATAATTATCCAATCTTAAATTAAAATGAATGAAATAGAATTAAAGTTTGTTGGAAATAATGAAGATATCGAAAATGGAGAAAATTTTAATAATATTATAATGAATAATTTACCAATATCATATTTTCCTTTAAATAATAAATCTCTATTTGATAAATTAAAAAATAATAATAATGAAATTTTATCAGGTGGTATTGATATTACATCAAATATATTACCTTCAAGTAATAATATTATAACAATACAATCTTCTAATTTTCCTTATAAAATATTAATAAAAAAAAATATTAAATGTAAAATAAATTTAGATGGTATTTCTTCATATAAGAATTATAATTTAAACCCTGATATATATACATTTTTAAATTTAAATAATTATAATATAATATTAAAAAATAATAAAGAATTTGATAAATCAACATCAACTGGTAATACATCTATATCAATAGATTTATTAAATGAAAATAATAAAAAATATGTTAAAAATATAATTATTAATCCAAGTGTAATTAATATAAATAATTCAACGGGATTATCAATTGAAGACACATATGATAATCCTGATTATAAATTACTTGTATATAAAACTATTACTGGTGGAACATTAAAATTAAATAATGATATTATATGTGATATTTTATTGGTAGGTGGTGGAGGTGGTGGAGGTATAAATAAAGATAGTGAAGGAGGAGGTGGTGGAGGTGGTGGTGAAGTTTGTATAGCAAATTCATTTAAATTAAGTTCAGGTACTTATAATATAGATATTGGTATTGGTGGTAATTATAAACCATATGAATCTCCTTTTAATGTAGATGGAAATGCTGGTGGTACTACAAATATAATAAAAACATCTCCTAATACTACTATTTTATCAGCAATAGGTGGAGGAGGTGGTGGTAGTACTGATAATACTTCTAGTAAATTAAGTGGAGGTTCAGGTGGAGGTGCTTCGGGACATTCAAGATATAATAAAGGAGGTATTACTACTAAACAAACTAATACAAATAATGTATATTATTATGGAAATAATGGAGGAAATGGTTTTCAAGGTAGAGGTGGTGGTGGCGGTGGTGGTGCTGGTAGTGCTGGATTAAATCCTGATAAATCAAATGGTGGAAATGGAGGAAATGGAATATTATCAACAATTACAGGACAAAATATATATTATGGTGGTGGTGGAGGAGGAGGTGGTGGTTCTGGTGATGGTGGTAAAAGCGGAGGTATAGGAGGAAAAGGTGGTGGTGGAAATGGTGCTAATAGAACTGATATATTAAAAGATTTAGATGGAGAAACAAATACAGGTGGAGGTGGTGGAGGGAGTTCAATAAGAAAAAGTGGCGGTGGTGGATCCGGAATAGTAATAATAAGAATTAATAAAGAATATATAGAAAATAGTTCAGATATTAATATATTAACTAATAATGATACAAGAATTATAACTGAAATTAGTAATGAATTAAATAAAAAAATAATAGAATTTAATAATAATGAAAAACCTTATAATTATTTAGGAATTATTCCATTAGTTATATTAATAATAATTATTTGGATATTTATCTTTTTATTTTTATTAAAATTCGTTCATCATTATTTAGCAAATATTTATTTATATATTTTATTATTTATTATAATATTTTTATTAATATTTGAAAGTATATGGTTTTTATATACAAATAATGATATTTTATAAAAATCCAATCTTTAATTAAAAATGAACGAATTTAATATAAATCTTGTTGGAAAAGAAGAAAATATAAAAAAAGAAGAAATATTTAATAATTTTGATTTTAATTATCTTCCAATGAATAATCTACCTATTTCTTATTTTCCTTTAAAAAATCAATCAATATTATCAAATAATCTTAAAGATAATATTGATATTAATAATAATGATTCAATAGAACAAAATTTAAATGTAATTGATACATCATATGTAGAAAATGCTACATATGATACTACATATAAATATTATATATTTAAAAAAGGTGATATAAATTTAAATATTTTAAAAAATATTAATGTAGATATATTAATTGTAGGCGGTGGTGGTGGTGGCGGTAATGGTTCATATTCAAGCGATGAAGGCGGTGGAGGTGGTGCTGGTGGTGTTGTTTATATAAAAAATAAAATTTTAAAAAAAGGTAATTATAAAATTAAAATAGGAAATGGCGGAAATGCCACAAAAAATGGTGAAGATAGTTATATCAAATATTATAATAATACCGAAGTAATTATAGAAGATAATTATAATAATAGTGATGGTGAATTAATTATAAACAAAATATCATTAATTGGATATGGTGGTGGTTATGGTGCTGGGTTAGGTGATGCTAATGATATATGTCGTCCCGGAAATAATGGTGGTTCTGGTGGAGGTGGATATCAATCATCAAAAGATCCTACGTGTTTTAATAATGGTAAAAGAACACAAGGAAAAACATTATATGATGGAACAAAATATATATATGGTGGAAATAATGGTTCTACTGTTAATAGTATAGGTTATGCTGGTTGTGGTGGTGGTGCTGGAGGTAATGCTATTGATTTTAATATAAATGGACCCGGATACAATATAAATATCACTAATAATGATGTGACATATGCTGTGGGTGGAAAAAGTGGAAATTCACGAGAAACAGCAAATGGATTTCCTAATACAGGTAATGGAGGAAATGGTGGTTATAGACAACAGGGACAACAATCAGGTACTGGTAGTAAAGGTGGTTCCGGAGTGATTATTATAAAATATAATATAAATGATATTGATTATATTAAATATTTTATAGATACTATAACATATATAAATTTATCAATTGAAGATACATATGATAATCCAGATTTTAAATTACTTGTATATAGAAGTAGTGGAAGTTTAAAATTAAATAAAGATATTATATGTGATATTTTATTGGTAGGTGGTGGAGGTGGCGGAGGTATAAATAAAGATATTGAAGGAGGAGGAGGAGGTGGTGGTGGAAAAGTTTGTATAGCAAAATCATTTATATTAAGTTCAGGTACTTATAATATAACTATTGGTATTGGTGGTAATTCTAAACCATATGAATCTCCTTTTAATGTAGATGGAAATGCTGGTGGTATTACAAATATAATAAAAACATCTCCTGAGACTACTATTTTATCAGCAATAGGTGGAGGTGGTGGTGGTAGTACTGATAACAATAATTTAGATGGAGGTTCAGGTGGAGGTGCTTCTGGACATGTTAATGATCGATCAGGAGGTACTGTTACTATACCGAGTATTACAAATAATAATGTATATTATTATGGAAATAAAGGAGGAGATGGAAAACATTTAAAAGGTGGTGGTGGAGGTGGCGGTGCTGGTAATGCTGGATTATCTTCTGATACATTAAATGGTGGTAATGGAGGAAATGGAATATTATCAACAATAACGGGACAAAATAAATATTATGGCGGAGGTGGAGGTGGTGCTTCTGGTGATGGTGGTAAAAGTGGAGGTATAGGAGGAAAAGGTGGTGGTGGAAATGGTGCTAATAGAACTGATATATTAAAAGGTTTAGATGGAGAAATGAATACCGGTGGAGGAGGTGGAGGAAGTTCAAAAGGAAAAAGTGGTGCTGGTGGTTCGGGAATAGTAATAATAAGAGTTAGAAAAGAAGATATTAATTATAAATTTAAATCATCAACAGAATTAAATAAAATAGAAGATAGAGATATTAGAATTATAAATGATGTTAAAAGTGAATTGAGAAAAAAAATAAATTTTTTTGAAAATAATGATATACCTTATAATAAATTTTCAATTCTTCCATTAGTAATATTAATTTTACTATTTTGGATTTTTATATTTTTATTTTTATTAAAATTTGTTCATCATTATTTCGCATATATATATTTATATATATTGATATGTATTATAATATTCCTATTATTATTTGGTTCATTATGGTTTTTATATAGTAATAATGATTTATAATAATAGATATAATGAGTGAATTATTATTTAGTTTTAAAGATTTAGTAAATACCGGTTCTTCTTCAAATAGTTTTTTTGATATAGGTTCAATATTATTAAATGATAGTTATTTAAGAGCTATTAGTCCAAAAAGATTTAATTTTTATGTTAAATTTGTGTCAGGTCTTGCTAATCCTGAAGCATTAGAACAATTTTTTTATAAAGTGAAAGATACAAGAAATTTGAAAGAAGAGTTAAATGAAAAGGCCAAAAAATTTAATAATATATTAAAAAAATTTTATGATAATTTAGATGAAAATGAAAGAACAAAGATAATAGGAAATATTAAAAAAACTCTTAAACAAAAATATAATTATAATGATGATACCATAGATAATATTATATCTACTATGAAAATGAGTGGTGGTGCTGATATATTAGATCAAATTGAAGATAAAATATTAAATGGAAGATTAAATAAAGGGAAACAACCTATTAGAGATTTTTTAACAAAAATTAAAAATGTTGCTCCTGATATGGATACTAAACCTATTGAAAGTGTTGAAGATTTAATTATTACAAGTGATGAAGAACCAAAATCAGAAACAACTCATATTGATTCGAAAGCTGAAATGATTAAAAAAATAAGACCGATTTATACAAAATATAAGGATAATATTAATCCAACTAATCTTGAAATAAAAATAATTGATAGAATTATATTTATAGCAACAACTTTTATTATTCGTTTTATAACACTTATGATAATAGAATGGGGATTATCAACAAATTTAATAAATAATTTTTATAGAGCATTTTTATATTATTGTCTAATTTATTTATTATTTTTTGTTTTTATTATTATGATTGTTAATGTAATAGTTCATTATCCATTAATGGAATTATATTCTAGTATGAAAATAATTGATATTCCAAATTTATTTTATTATTTCTATATTTATACAAATGGTTATATTAGATTATTAATTCATATTTTCATAATCTTATTATTACTTTTCATTCCTTATATTATAAATATTGATAAAATAAATTTTATAAAAAGTGAAGAAAAAAAGATTAATATTAGTTATGATTATGAAAAGAAAAAGAAAATTCTCGATTCAATTAGTATATTTTCTTTTATTATTTGGATATTAACGAGTATTATAGCATCTAAAAATTAAAATAATTAATTTAGATTGTATTTAATAATAGATGGATTTTTCAGGGAGAACAGATTTACTATTAGAAATAGTTAGAAATTTAACTGAAATTACTTATCCTGAATATGCTGATGATAATAATATAAAAGAAAAAATTTTTAAATATATTTATCATCTTAAAAAATTTAAAGAAAATCCCAGTAATATGACTTCATCTGAAATGAGATTATTAAGCAAATTACATCGTTTCTTTTATGGTAATTCTTTTAATTTTACTAATCCCGATGATAATATTCCCCATAAATCATCTATTTATGATAATTTTAAAAGTACTTATAATAAAATCGATACTATTATAAATGAAACTAATGATATTAATGCTGAATTATTAAAATCATTATTAAGTCTTATCTCTGTTTATTATGAACCTTCTAATAATAAAGATAATATTATCAATGAATATATCAATAATATTATTATTCCTATTATTAATTCTTATAAAGGTGTAAATATTACTAATGATAAAATTATTTTAACTAATGATAATGTTACTAATAAAATAGGTTCAGATATCAAAAAAATTATTAAAGAAGAAAAAAAAGAGGATTTAAAAAAACAAGAAGAAAAAGAGAAATTAGCTAAACAAGAAAGAAAAGAGGATTTAAAAAAACAAGAAGAAAAAGAGAAATTAGCTAAACAAGAAAGAAATGATGAATTAGAAAAAACAAGAAAACATGAATTAGAAAAATTAAAATTAACTAATCCAAATACTCAACAACAACAACTATTATCAGAACAACAACAAATGCCACTAATTTCAGAAGTAATAAAAACAGAAACTCCACCTACTATTACTACTACTTCTACTATAAATCCAATTCTTTCAGACGTATCTCCAAGTGATGACGTTGATGATGCTAAATTACAAAAAGATTTAACTAAATTAGCAAAAAAACCAGATATTACAAAATTAGATATAGATAATGAAGATTTAACATTAGATATTCAAAAAAAATTTATAACTGTAGAAAAAGATGATAAAAAAAATAATCAATTAAAAGAATATTTACAAGCATTATATTTACAATTAAATATTAATGAAAATGAAGTTGATTTTATTAATGAAATAATTAAATTAATAAATGATCTAAAACTTTTTGATGATTTAAATAATTTTACAAATGATAAAGATGAATATATAAAATATGTAATGAATATTATTAAAGAATATATAAATAAGTATGAAATAAATGATTTATTGGAAAATTATAATAAATCATTAGAAATTAATTCATCAACAACTATAATAGACAATACTAAATTTATTATTACATTATTATCATTATTTTATATAACAGATGAAAAAGAATGTAATTATATAATTCCAGATGATAAAGAAGGTATTTTGTCTTATAATTTAAAATTAATAAGTAAATTATTTAATTATCCAAATGATATTCATGATAAATTTTTACAAAATCAATTATTATTTTTATTTAAAGAATTAAATAAAAAACCTAGTTTATTTATAGATATAATTGAAAATTTAAGATTATTAATTGAATTAATTATTATAAAACGAGAAAAATTATTAGATATTAATTTTAAAGATAATTATAAAATAGATGAAAAAAATGATATATCAATAATATATAATAAAATAATTAATATATTAAGATTATTATCAATTAATAATGATTATAAAGAAATATATAATGATATTATTAAAAATCAAAATTATTATTTTGTTAATATTTTAATAAAACTAATACGTGATTATATTGAGAATAAAGGTGATGATGATATTAAAAATATTCAAAATATCATTAAATTATTAATAATTAATGAAAATGAAAAAATTGATAATAAATCTTTTATAAAAAAAATAATTAGTGATATTAAAACTGAATATAATACAAATATTAAAAAGGATAATGTTTTCAATATATTAAATTTTTTAGAAAAAATAATTCTTAACAAATTTAAAATTAATTTTAATAGAATTTTTAAAGATGAAAAAAAGAATATTATAAATGAAGAAACTATAATTCGTAAATTATGTAATAAAGAATATAATTTAGATACAATTATAAATAAATTTCCTTTAAAAGATTTAATTAAATTTAAAAAAATATATGATGATAATTTTAATATTAAAGAAATATTTTATAAAAAATCTTTAATAACACGTGAAGAAGTAATTTTAAATGATTATTATTTTAAAGAATTAAAAGAATTTGATTGTAATTTTAAAGTATTTAGTAGAGATAATCAAGAATATTTATTAAAAGATATCATATATATATCATCTGAAAATTATAAATTACATATTATATATGAAAAAAATAATGATTATATTGAATATATTGACATTTTAATTAATTATTTCAAAAAATATGATACTAAAAATGATACTATGATTAAAAGTGTTTTAAAAAATATAATTGGTATTGATATTGATAATGATAATATTGAAAATTTTAATAAATTTCGTGATTATTGTAAAAATATTAATTATAATAAATATGATAAATTTTTTTATGATAATTGGTTCGAAGAAAAGAAGTATTCAAAATATAATATGTATAAATCATTAAATTATATTTATAAATTTTATATATATAAACATAGAGATGATTTAATAAGAACAGAAATAATAAAAAAAATATCTGAATTTTTTCAACCAAAATTTTATATTAAAACAGATATGAAATTAGGAACAGCAAAACCATTTACATTCGAAGATTTTAAAACAAAATATATACCTGATAATAGTTTAGATTTACAAGTTAAATATCAAATTAAAGAAAATATAAATGATGAATTTGAATCAATAATAAATTTTTTAGATTTTAAAAATATAGAAATTAATAAAGAGAGTAAAGATATACTTTATATAAAAAAACAAGATTTTAAAGATCATACTGGTAAAATGTATAATAAAAAAGATTTTTTACAAAAAATATTAAATGAGAATAAAGATAAAATTGATTTAAATGAAGAGATAACTATTGTATATTTATATTATTTTGATAAAAAAGACAATTATTATTATAAATATTATAATATACACTTAAAAGATTTACTGACATTTAGAAGTTTAAATTTTCCAAATTATTTTTCATATAATTATAATGAAAAACCAAAATATTATTTACAAAATGCGAAAGAACCATTATATAATTTTTTATTTAATTTTTTTAGATTGAAAGATACTGGATTATATGATGATATATTAGAAAAAGATTTTGATTATAAAGATATAGAAGAGGAAGAAGAGGAAGAAAAAGTAGATGGTGGTTTTTTTAATAAAGATAATAAAATATTAATAGAAGAAATAACCAAATATTATAATGAATTAATTAAAGATGATACAAAAAAAATTCCTAAAATATTAACAAATTATGAAATAATAAATAATGATGGTTTTGTTAAGGAAAAAATACAATTTGATGAAGAAATAAAAAAAGCAATAGCATCAGCAGAAAAAGCAAAAGCATCAGCAGATAAAGCAAAAGCATCTGTACAAAAAGCCAAAAATGAATTAACAAAAACAGAGAAATATCAATATATAGATCATGAACTTAATACAAATACAACTACCGGTAAAACAGCAATAGTAGCAAATAATATTAATACAATATTTACAAAAATAGAAAGAATAAATGTAAAACAAGCAAATAACGAAGTTACAAAAGCAAAAACAGAACTAAAATACGCAGAGACATATCTTAAAGAAGCAACAAAAGCAAAAACAGAAGCGGAAAAAGAAGCAAAAAAAGCAAAAGAAGCAAAAGAAGCAACAAAAGCAAAAAAAGCAGCAACAAAAGCAGAAGAAGCAGCAACAAAAGCATAAGAAGCAGCAACAAAAGCAGAAGAAGCAGCAACAAAAGCAGAAGAAGCAGCAAAAGCAAAAAAAGCAGAAGAAGCAGAAGAAGCAGCAAAAGCAAAAAAAGCAGAAGAAGCAGTAATAAAAGCAGAAGAAGCAGCAAAAGCAAAAAAAGCAGAAGAAGCAGAAGAAGCGGCAACAAAAGCAGAAGAAGCAGCAAAAGCAAAAAAAGCAGAAGAAGCAGTAATAAAAGCAAAAAAAGCAGAAGAAGCAGAAGAAGCAGCAACAGTAGCAGAAGAAGCAGCAGAAACAGCAAAAGCAAAAGAAGAAGAAGCAAGAAACGCAGCAGAAAAAGCAATATACGCAAATGCTTTCGCAGTAACACCAGAAGCTACAGAAGAAATAAAACTAAAAAATGCACTAGAAGCAAGAAACCAAGCAAAAAAAGCAAAAGCAGCAGCAGAAGCAGCAAGAAACGCAGCAGAAAAAGCATTAAAAGTAGTAGCATCAATAGCAACTGTAGCAAAAAAAACAGAAATATTTAAAAAAGCCAAAGAAGCAGCAGAAGCAGCAAAAGTAGCAGCAGAAGCAGCAACAGTAGCAGAAAAAGTAGCAGCAGAAGCAGCGGCAGAATCAGCAACAGTAGCAGAAAAAGTAGCAACAATCGATGCATTAATATCCGCAATAAATAAGATATTAAAAATAAAACTACTTAATGATTGTGTAAAACAAGAAAAAAAAGAAATAGAAGAAACCAAAAAAGATGATGTAAATGCAGATGAACTCGAAATTACACAAAATATAAATAAAGCAATTGATACGGTTAATAATATTTTTATTAATATAAATATAAATAATATAATAAATTATAATATCAATGTTAATAATAATATAGAACAAATTGATATAGAACAAATTGATATAGAACAAATTGATATAAAAAACTTAAAAAAAAAATTAAATACATTAATAAAATATTATGAATTACTTCATCAATTTTATTATAATCTAAAAATATATTATAATCAAAATATTGTAAGTGAAAAAGTTTTAACTATTGTTGATGAATTAAAAAATATAGAAACAAAATTACAAAAATTACAAAAATTACAAATAATAGAATTGATTGAAAATTTAAAAAAAAAAGTGGGACAAAAAGGTATGAGTATAGTATTACAAAATATAACAAAAAAAAGAGAAAACGCAACATGTATAATTAATATATTTGATGAAGGTGAAGATGAAGATTTAGATTTAGATGATACTGATACAAAAGAGGAATCAGTAATAGGAGGTAATTCTAAGAATATAATAGAATTAGAAGATGTATTTAAATTATATTATAATAGTGATGAGATAATAACAAATATTTATAAATTATATTTTATAATAAATATATATGGATATTATTATAGAGATAATGTTGAAAAATATGAATTAATAGAAAATTTATTGGAAATAATTAAAATAGATGTATATAATAATGATATAATAGAAACAATAAAGACAATAACAACAAATATATATAAACATTCAATAAAAATTTATGAGAAATATATAAGATTTTTTGATAAAACAGATAGAATTATTAAGAATTTTTGTCAAACACAAGAATTAATTTATAAATATTTAAATATGAATTTTATATATGATTTTTATAAAAATTATAAGAAAAAAGATATTAATATTTTAATAAATATAAATGGAGTTATATTACAAATAAATAAATCATTAGATGAAATTAATAAGGAAATAGATGTAATATTCATAAATGGTGAATGTTTATTTCCTAAATCATCATATATAATAAATATGAATATATATGATAATGAAATCGATAATTTTATTCATTTTATATATGATTTTACAAAAAATCAATCATCAATAATATTAAAAAATATAAATGATGTAAATGCTTTTATAGTTTTACAATTATTATCAAATGAAAATGAAAAAATAAATCTTAAAATAAATGACGAGGACTTTATAATAAATAATATTAATAATCATCCATATAAATTACATATGACAGATAATTTTAATATAGAAATAAAATTAAATAAAATTCAATTTGAATTATATAAAAAAATATTTCAAATGGATAATATAAATAGTTTATTAGGAATACTTGGAAAAGATTATTATTATCTCGATTTTAATATAAATAATAAATCTAATTTTAAATTTTATTTAAATTATGAAATAATTCCATTTATCTCATATTTAAATATAGATGATAATTATAAAAGAACGATTATTAATTATAATTCATATAAACCTATGATGATAGATGAATTAAAAGATTTATCAATATTATCATATGAAAATAATTCAATGATATTTTTAATAAATTATGGAATATTATTAAGTTCAACATTATTATCACAAATAAATATAAAAAATTTTATATCATTAATATATATATATTTTACTATTAAAAATAATACAAAAAAATATTTAAAATTATATAATTATAATGGTGATGATTTAACTATAATTATATATAGAGATTATATAAAATCAATTAACATTATTAATTTTTTTTCGACAATATTATTTCAAATGAGAATAAAATTAAATTTAAATATGGATATAAAGAATTTTATAAAAAAGGTTATAAATTTTAAAGAAAATAGTTTTATAAAAACGTCAATAAATATAGATGTTAATTTTATTCAAACATTATTTAATTTAAAATCATTTAAAACAAATAAAAAATTTATAGAAGATTTCTATTTATCATTTTTGCTTATTTATAAAAATTGTATGAAAAAATATATTAATAATGAAACTATAAAAATGTTTCATATATTTATAATACCTTGTTTAAGATATTTTCATAATAAAATTAATGTTATAGAAATTGAAAATGAAATTTTAGATATTAAAGCAATGGAATATATTAAATTAATTGGAGATATTAAAGGAGGTGAAGGAGAACAAATTAGTACAGTTAAAATAGAAAAACCAGAAAATATAAATGAAATAAATATAGATAAAGTTAAAAATGAATTAAAAGAAAATCAATTAGTATCAACAACAAAATTAAGTGATAATACAAAAGAAATATTAAAATTATTAGAAGATTTTAATTTATTTAATATTGAATTTAATAAATTAGATATACAAGAATTAATTAATGATTTTAAAAAAAGTTTAGAATTTTATTTAATAGATAATATATATATATCTTCGAATAATACAAAAGCATTATTTAAAGATTATAAAGAAACAGCAAATAAAAAAGATATATTAAATGATTTATCATCAATAATAAGTAAAATTTTATATAATAAAAGAAATTTAGAAGAAATAAAAAAACAATATTCATATAATTTAAAAGATAAAGATAATGAATTAAATGAAAAATGTCAAAATTTAAATAAATTAATAAATTTAATTGAAAAAATTAAAACAAGTTTAAAAGATGAAAATAAAGGTATTAAAAAATATAAAGATAATAGTATAGAAGTTGCTAATTTATTTGTTATATTTAATCCTGATGATGATAATGGAACTTCCTTAATAGATAAAATAGAAGAATATATTAATTATTATAAGAAAAAGATTGATAAATTTTTAGTTATAACTGGTGATTATATTCAAAAATATGAATTATTACTTGCTGATATAAAAAAACATGAAACTAGAGCAACAGAATATTTTAATAAAGAAGAAACAAATATGTTAAATTTAGAATTAGAACAAAAAAATAAAAATAAACAAACTATTTCTAAATTAGAAGAAAAATTAAATAAAATAGAAAAAGATATTGAAAAAGTTAAAACCCAAATTGAGAATAAAATAACTTTAATGGATAATGATAAAACTAGTGAAACAGATAAACAAAAACATGAATCTATGATAAAGGAATTTAAAATAGAACTTACAAATTTAGTAACAGAAAAAACAAAAATTGAAAATGATATATTAAAATTATCAGGAAATGAAAAAAAAGGAGGAGGAGGAGTAGGAGTACAAGTAGATAAAATAGAACAAGATGATCCTAATATAAAAAAATTATTTGATATTGATTTTTCAACAAAAGAAAAAGATGAAAAACTCAATTATGAACAAAGGAAGAATGATATAAAAAAGAAATTTGAAAATATTAAAAAAGATTTTAGAAAATTAAAAGTATCGACATATATTCCAAATAGTGTTAATAAAGATATGATAATAGAGAAATTTATTAATAAAAAAGGTGATACATTATTTGAACAAATTTTAAATAATTATACAAATGATGTAAAAGAAAAAAATATAGATATCGCAAAATTAAATTTTTATGATAATGTAGAAAATAATAATCTCGATCCAATAAAAGAACTTGAAATAACTTTTATTGATAAATTAATATTTGCTTTTTTAACTATTTTTTTAAGATATGGTGGATTATATATGACATATAGATTTATTGATAATAATTTAGTAAAATCAATAAAAGAAGCAATAATATATTATTCTATAAGTTATATAGCAATATTATTTACATTTGTATTAATAGTAAATATTGATTTATTTAGATTAAGAATAATATTTAATTATTGTAATTTACATATAAATTCAGGTGGAATTCTTTCACATATGATTATAATACTTATAATAGGATATATAATATATTTATTAATAATTAATATGGATAATGTAGCAATACCAACATATTTATCAAAAAATGAGAAGATAAAATTAAAAAAGAAATTAGATATATTATCAATGATAGTAATAATATTTATATTAATATTTATTTTAATAATTTAGAATAATATTTAAATAATAATGAGAATTGATAATTATAATTAAATAATTTGGCATCAATAAAATCTTTATATTCAAGATTATCAGGAGAAATAATTAATTTATCATTTATAATATCTAAAATTTTATTATCTTTTGTAGAACCATCTTTCATAATTATTTTTATTTTATCATTTTTATTAAATAAATGAATATTATCTATTTTAAGAATATAATAATCTTCATTTTTATCATATATTACATTATAAATAGTTGAATAATAATCATCAAAATCGATAATTTTATTTAAAAAATCATAAATTGTAATAGTCCATTTATTATTATTAAGATTAATTTCATTATAATTTTCTGTAATAGGTTTCCATATATCCCATTTATTTTGAAAAAAAGGTATATATGTATAATTATTATTTTTAAATCCATCATTTATAGATAAAATTATATAAGGTGTTTCATTTTTAATAATAGATGGAATACATAAACAACAAGGATAAATTGAATTTAATTTAATATCAATAGATGGTGTAATTTTGAAATTATTTTTAATAGTATTAATAATAAATGTTTTATATACAATTTTTTTATCTTCATTAGTAATTTGAATTTGTGGAATTATAATATCATCTTTTGAAATAGATGATGAAATTGGTTGAGATGTAGAAACAGATGATAATTTATCAATATTATTTCTTAAATTTTCTAATTCTTTAACCCTACTATCAATATCAGTTTTAATAGGTTGAGAGAAAATTTGATTTATTTTTTTTAAAATTTCTTTATTTAATTCATTAGTGGGAGTTTGATTATTTTTATAAATAGTATTATAAATACTTAAAAAATCATCTTTTGAATATTGATTAATTTTAAATTTATCATTTATCATTTTTAATGATATATTATATAATTCATCGATATTCATTTAATATTATTTTTTTGATTTTATTTTAAGTGATTTTATATTTGGTCTAAATAATTTATTTCTTAATTGTTTCATTATATCATCCTTATAACCCTCAAATTTAACTATTTCATTAAAATCAGCATCTCCATTTTTTCTTAATATCGAAATCCATCTTGTTTGAAATGCTATTGAAAATACTCCACATTCTGTATTACTAAATTGATGTCTAATATTATTTATTTGAATATTAAATGGTTTTTTAAATAATTCTTCTGCTTGTCTCTTAATATCATCAAAAACAGGTTTAAGGTCATTTGGAATTTTTCCTGTGGTACTATCATAATAATATCCACCATATGATTTTAAAGAAGGATTAAGAACAAAAAAAGACGATGTCCAATGTGTTCCGGGTTCATTTGATCTCGATAAATTTGTTATAAATCCAATAAATGAAATATTAGGATATTTACTAAGAATATTTTTGAGATTTATTGGATTTTTGGGAATACCAAAATCTATCGAAAATACTCCTATAAATTTATATTTATATTCTGGTGTATTTTCATATTGAATTAAACATTTTTCAATATCAAAATTAGATAACCATTCGATAGGATTATTAACCCATTCTTCCGGTTGAGAGGGTCTTAAATCTTTTTTTTCAATTGGTTTAAGAATATTAATAATATTCGGTTTATTAATTTTTAAAGCAATATATTTGAGAATATCAATCCAACTCCAATAAGTATTATCAATATTAAGATATGATTTAAATTTCTCATTTATTTTATCGAATAATTCTTGGGGTTCTTGTGATATATCATATATAATTTTATCAAGTGGTAAAAGATAATTCCACACTTTTATGATAGTGATTAATGAATTTTTTGTATAACAAATTTTATTATTATGTGTAATAGCAATAGGACTACAATACTCTAAATCCATTATTTTTCTATAAATATGACATTTAAAAATAAAAAATGATTAATATATTAATATTTAAAAGTAATATAATGACAGCAATAGGAGAATTAAGAACCTTTTTGGATAAATTTAAAAGTGATAAAGGAAAACCATTTTCTAATACAAGTATGGGTATCCCAAAGGTTTCTGTTAATATTCCTGCTGATTGTTATGATACTTTCTTAAATTTATATGAATTGGCGATAACTAATGGAGTTGAATTACATTTAACAGAAAAACCATTAGATCCGAGTCCAATTCGTGTAGATTTAGATTTTCGTTTTAGTCCAGATATAAATAATGAAGGTATATCAAAAATTACACGAAAATATGAAGACAAAAATATATTAACTATTATAGATTATTATTTTAAAATTATTAATACCTATTTAGAAGTTTCCGATGAACAAAATATCGCATATATCATGGAAAAACCAAATCCAAGCGAATTTCGTGGAAAAATTAAAGATGGTATTCATATTGTTTTTCCTCATATAATTGTAAATAATAATATTCAACATTTTATTAGAACAAAAATTTTAGAAAAAGGTATTGATATATTTAATATTCCCGATATTTGTTCTTTATATGAAGATATCGTCGATAAAGCTATTATTAGTGCTAATTGTTGGTTATTATATGGAAGTACAAAACCTGATAATAATGCTTATAGAGTATCAAAAATTTATAAATATAATAAAGAAGAACAAAAAACATATCTAAATGAATATGAAATTAACGCAAAAGATGAAATTGATTTTATTAGATTATTTTCAATGAGAAAAATTAATGTAAAAGAAAATGAATTGAGAAACGAAAATAAAAATGATATTAATGAATATATTCGTCATATTTTACCTATGATGGATAAGAAAAAAAAAGAAAAATTAGATAGTAATATCATTTCTAATAAAATTTTGAATATGGTAAAAAATTTCACTAATGATGATGAATATATTCTCGCAAAAGAATTAGTTAGCGAATGTTTATCACATTCAAGAGCAGATAAATATGATGATTGGATTAATCTTGGTTGGACTTTGCGAAATATTGATTATCGTTTATTAAATACATGGATTGAATTTTCAAAAATTAGCAGTAGTTATATGGAAGGCGAATGCCAACAATTATGGAATAAAATGAAAAAAGAAAATCTAGGTATGGGAACTTTACGATGGTGGGCAAAAGAAGATAATCTTCAAAAATATCTAGAAATTATTAATAATCAAGTTTTACCTTTAATTGATATCGCTATCACAAGTAATGGCACTCATTATGATGTTGCGAAAGTAGTTCAAGGAATTTATAAAGGTGAATATAAAGCAGTTAGTGGAAATATTTGGTTTAAATATGATAAAGATAAACATAGATGGATTAAAACAAAAGAAGGTCTAAAATTAAAAAAAGAATTAAGTGAAGAAATTTGTAAGAAATTTCTTGATAGAGCATCTTATTATAATCAAAAAGTAGCATTATCAAATGATGAAGGTGAAAAAGAATTATTAAATAAAAAAAGTGCTAGTGCTATGAAAATCGCTTTTCAATTGAAAAATACAAGTTATAAAGAAAGTATTATGAAAGAATGTAAATGTTTATTTGTTGATGAAAAATTCGAAGAATTATTAGATAGTAAATCTCATTTAATTGGATTTGAAAATGGAGTATATGATTTAAAACTTCATATATTTCGTGAAGGAATGCCAGAAGATTTTATATCATTCGAAACCCGTAAATATTTTACACCTTTCGATGAAACTTGTGATGAAGCAATTGAAATTAATGATTTCTTTTCAAAATTATTCGTAAGTGAAGCAGTTAGAAATTATGTTCTTGATATTCTCGCATGTGCTATTGATGGTAGTATTATTCAAGAAAGGTTCTATATTTTTATAGGAGAAGGTAGTAATGGAAAATCAAGATTATTAGATTTAATTCAAAAATCTATTGGAGATTATTATTCTACTCTTCCTATTTCTTTATTAACTCAAAAAAGAGCAAGTTCAAATAGTGCTCAAAGTGAATTAGAAAGAACAAAAGGGAGACGTTTTGCCATATTATCAGAACCAAGTGAAGAAGATAAATTAAATATTGGTTTAATGAAAGAATTATCTGGTAATGATAGAATTTTAGTAAGAGGTTTATTTAAAGAACCTATTGAATTTAAACCACAATTTAAAATGATATTAGCATGTAATCATTTACCAGAGGTAACTGCTAACGATTTTTCAGTTTGGCGGCGTATCAGAATAATAAATTTTCTGAGTAAATTTTGCGAAAATCCAAACCCAGAAAAAAAGAATGAATTTCCTATGGATTTAGAATTAAATGATAAAATAGATAAGTTTTCAGATGTTTTCTTATCTATGTTAATTCATAGACATAAAAATATAAATCCTATTAAAATTATAGAACCTCGTGAAGTTATTAATTCAACAAATAATTACAGAGATAATAATGATTTAATAGGACAATATATTAATGAAAATATTATGGTAGATAAAGATTGTAAAGAAGGAATTAAAGTTATGGAATTATATACAGATTTCAAATTATGGTTAGCAAATGACAATAATTCTAAAAATAAAAAGATTGATAGAAATCAATTTAGATCATATTTCGAGAAAATTTATGGAATTTATAATCAATCAAAAGGATGGAT